ACTTTTATTTGAAAAGCATATCCATATGAACTCAATCTATCTGTCATACTTTAATATAATAATTTTTTTTTTAAAATCCTAATTTTTATGCATCGAAGCATAAGCATTAAGTGAATTGAAAGAATTAGTTAGCCAAGAATCTAAATCTTTAATTACTGTATACATTTTATCGACCATGAACATCTTCTTAAATTCTAATACATTCATCCGGTCTATATCGCCTGTAACTTTATTAAGTGTTAACATTTTTGCTCCACCATTAATATCAACTTCTTTAAGTTGCATGAGACGATAATTTAATTCAAGTAGTTTTTTGTTTTCTGAAACTAATTTATGTACCTTATAAGGTTTCTCTATAGAATCGGCATGATCAACTAATTCTTTAATTGATACCTCTCTGTCCTCAGTTATCATTGGAAAGTATTTAAGTAAACTTTTAGGTCCTACTCCTTTCAATCCAGGAATGTTATCTGACTTGTCTCCTATAAATGCTCTGTATAATAAATAATTTGATGAATTAAATCCAAATTCTTCTTTCATTAATTCAGGAGTATATAATTTCTTTTTAATTGGACTCCAAACAGATATCCTATTGTTTACTAATTGTAAAAAATCTCTATCTGTAGAACATATAGTAACACGATTTTTATCGTCTGTATAAATTTCGTTTGCAATATATGCCATGATATCATCTGCTTCGACATTATCTATTGCTAATGTAGTAATAGGTAAACAATTTAGATATTCAACTAATCTACCAAATTGTCTACGCATACTATCTTGCTCATCTTCTAATGATGCAAATTCTTGATAACGATTAAATGCAGTTTTGTTTGCTCGGTTTGCTTTATATTCTGGATAAATTTTCTTTCTACGTTTAGAACCTCCTTTACCATCAAATATAATTACACACCTGGTAGGTTTTAGTTGACGGATATTGGCGGCTATTGATCTTAAAAATCCTGTAACTCCACCGATATGGGCTCCATCATCATTAAGAGCTGGGACGGCTGAAAACACTCTAATGAATGTATTCAGTCCGTCGATCACTAAAAGATGGCTGTCCTTACTCGATCCTATCCCTTGCTCTCTTTCCCTTTCTACTTCTCGTAGTATGTTGAGATATCTTGAATTCATTAGCTTTCTTCGCCAACAAATTCCTCATCTATCTCAACATCATCTATTCCAATATCCTCACCTGGTTTATATTTAAGTATATAGGATTCACAGATTTTATTATAAATCTCATCTTTCAAACCATCAATTGTTTCTAATTTAGATTCAAAATCTTTTGATAAAAATTTAACATCTGTGCCGTCGGTTTTGGTATATGTATACCATGCACCTGCTATTCCTACTAACTTAAACTGCTTCATAACATTAAGCCAGCCACCATAATTATCAATTCCACTTTCAAAGTAGATATCATAATCTATAGTTTTTAATGGCGGACCTAATCTATTCTTCACCACTTGGCATCTAGTTTTAATTCCGATAGCCTGATCGACACCGTCCTTTTTAACTTTGATTTGGCCAACTGATTTCAGTCGTAACCGTACCGAAGCGTGGAATGGAATTGCTTTTCCTCCTGAAGTAGTATAAGGGTCTCCAAAGGCTACACCCAACCTAGTTCTTAATTGGTTTGTAAAAATCAAACAAATCTTCTCACGGCCTATCATATTAGTAAGCTTTCGCATACCTTTTGATAATATAATAGCTTTGCTTGTTGCATAACCATCTTTATCAAATTCTTTAGCCATTTCAATTTTTGTAGATGCACCCATTATTGAGTCTACTACAATTGTTACCAATCTATCTTTATTTGATTTTCTAACTGATTCAGTTATGCTTTCAATTGCTTCAAAAATATCTTCGATTGTTTCGAGCGGAACATATAACATCTTTTCAAGATCAAGTCCGATTGCCTCTAAAAACTCTCTACTAACGGCATTTTCAGTATCAATATAAACAGCTAATCCGCCTTGCTGTTGTGTATTCGCAAGTGCATGAGCTGCTAATAATGATTTTCCTGAAGCTTCTAATCCAGTTATTTCGGAAATTCTTCCGACTGGAAATCCGCCGTCTTTTTTATTTGAAATTGCAATGTCTAACATAGACGAACCAGACTTTACCCAACCTTTAACTTCGGTAGGAGCCTTTGTATCACCATCCAAGAAAAATGCAGTTTGATAACCTGTATTCTTGAATTTCTTATTAAGACTATCCGCTAGCTCAAGAGCTAGAGAATCTGCTAATTCACTTTTTGATTTTGCCATTCTGTAACCTTAATTACTCGTTAAATAACTCATCAAATGCTGCTGAAACGTCATCTACTTTATTTACGTCTGCAGGTGTTTTTTCTTCCTGCTTTACTTCTGTTGAATCGTCTTTCGTCGAAGATTCTGCTTCTGGGTTCAACCAGTTTTCTAAAGCTTCTTTAAGATCATCATATGATGGCTCTTTAAAGATGTCATCTAAATTTGGTTGATTCTTACCAACATTCTCAATAACATTTTTGTCTTCTGTCATTGGTGTTACATTAGGCTTAACTCTAATTGTTGTTTTTGGAAACTGTCCAGTTCCTTCTGCTGGTGTGAACTCAACTAAGATATCTCTGCCATTCATTGGGTCAGTAATGTCACCATAATCTGGGTCTGTGATAACTCCTAAAAGTTCTTGATAAACCAATTTTCCAAAACCCCAAAGTTTAACTCCTTCTGATTCCTTTCCTCTAATAAGTACAGGAACATAAGTTCTCATTTTAGGTTCCATTTTCTTACCTAATTTCCATTCATCTGAATTACCAGAAGATTTTAATTTTTCGCAAAACTCTACTACTGGGTCTGGTCTGCCATGAGTGACAGGAGATAAGTAGTTTTTCTTACCTAAATCATAATGAAAATAAAGTTCTCTGAAAGGATTGTTTCTATCGTGTTGATAAGGTACAATTCGCACCACTTGTTTACCTGGTTCAGGTTTCCACAGGTTGTCTCTTCGAGCTCCTGTTGTTTGTAGTTGATTAAGTTTTTTCTTAATCGCTTCTAAGTCAATTGCCATTTTTTTCTCCTATTTTTTAATGGTTATTAATTAATTTTTAATATAACAACTTTTTTTCATTTATCCTAAGGTTTATCGAAAAAAGTTGTAAAAAAGTTTTTATTTTTTATTTTTTAATTTTGAGTTTAATTATGGCTAAACTCTAATCCTTTTTATTTAATATAAATATAATGAAAATATTTCATATATCCTAATTTATTTCAATTTATTTTTCTATGCAAATGCTGATTTAATTGGCTTTCCTCTCAATACATCTTTACATGCTTTATTGAATTCCTTTAATTTTTTAGTAGCGTCTCCAGCATAACCATCTTGCATTAATTCAATAGCCATGTCTAACCAACTTGCAATTTCACCAGCATATTCATCATCTATTCTATCAAACTTATCTGATAAATCTAGTAATGCATCTTCACCATCATTTTTAGTAATAGTTGTACCTATCGTTAATAAAGGTTTTAATCCTCTTGCTAATGCTTCTGTTAATAAGGCAGCATCATTACTTCTTCCTTTACCTTCAAAGAAGCCAATCTTCTCAAATGCCTCAGATTCTGTATCAAAACCTTTTGGTTCATTAGGATCGCCTGGTGCAAATGGTTTGCCATCACTTACATCAAATGTTGGGTCGACATTGTGTACAATTGCAACTGCTAAATTATAAAATTTTTCAGCTGTTGCTTTATTTCCTCCTTGAATATCTCTATATGCATCTTCTGGAATACCACTATCCATATAATCTGCTAACCCATTTGCATAGCCTGGATATTTTTTACTGAGTGCTAATAATTGTGACTTAACACTTGATAAGTTAAGTGCTTCTTTAAGTAATATTGAATCATTACTTCTTACTTTACCTTCAAATAATTGTTTATATTTTTTTGCTAAGTTCATTGTTATACCCTATTGTTTAATATAAATATACATTACAAATCTATTCTTTTATGTAAATCCAAATGAATGTGTCTTAATTCTTCTCCATCAGTCAATAGTAAAGAATTTTCATAGAATGGCCAATTTATGACAAACGTTTTATCTAAAATACCATTATTTGCTTTTTTAATTATTGCATTTAATGCATTAACTGTGTATAATGTATTTGTTTCTTTTTTCCTATGAATCATAATTGTATTTGGAGTTTTACTATAATCATCTGGTTCTACATTATATGTAACATATACCTCTGCTCTCTTCTCAGCATCTGAAAACACAAATATTCTTTTTTCTGATACTGTATAAGATTTTGATATATAATCAACAATTAACTCTATATCTTTCCTATGTGCAAATGTACACAATAATTGTGTTTTCAAAATCTATTCTCCTTCCTCTGTTAGTTCTTTAACATATAAACGACCCATTGATAATGTAATTATATTTTTAGGTTCACTCAAATCTGTTCTTAAATTTTCTACTTTCTTTAATTCTGCCTTTTCAGAAAACTTAATACCATCTTCACGGAATACTAAAAATCCTGCTCCCATTTCTTTACCATATTCATCTGTTACTGTTTGTATTGCAGCATTAATATCATCTGTTAATTTTTGTGGATTATTCACATATGGGTCGGCTAACAATTGTTGTGTTAACCTTGTTTTATGAGTATCATCATCGAGTTCATTATCTTTAGAAATAATAACCTTTCCTCCTAATACATCTTCTAATTTTGATGGGTCAATTGAATAATATTTAGACGGGTTGCCTGGTAAAGAACTTTTTATTTGAACTATATCATATGTATTAGGCTTGTCAATTTTTGTAGCATATTTATTTGCTGCATCATAATAATCTAATACTTTTTCTAATCTTGTTGCTCCAATTTCTCCTTTAGAGATTGCAAGTTTTAATTTTGTTTTATTATGATATGCGATCATGTTTCCTAACTCTGCCATACCTTCATCATCATCTGAAACAAATTGTTTTAATTTTTCAATTAACACAGCTGATTCAAACAAGTTTTTCCAAAATTCAAATCTTCCTAGGATTCCATGAGTACCTAATCGAAATGGTTTTTTTGTATTTGTTTTACTATGATATGCTTTAACTTCATATCTTTTTCCTGCAATACCAACAAGATTCATTTCAACATCAAATGATTCGCTTCCTCCTTGAATTTGTACATCCCCTGCTATTTTCCATGCTAACCATAACTCTCCTCTACCTACGCCAGCTGGCTCCATATCAAATATTATTTTTTCTATACCCGATGTCTTATCTGGTGTTTCTTTTTTTAGTTCTCCTACAGAGCTTATTGATGATAATCCTCCAACAAAATCTTTAATTTCTTGTCCATGCATATCATATACTTCATCCTTCACTTTGTCGACTGATTTTATACTAGGTAGTGCATTTATAAATTTATCCCAATCTTCTACTTTATTAGCTTTAGTAAGTGCTTCTACTAAATCATTATTTGTTTTTCCTTTGAACCTTCCTTCAGTGTCTCCATTTTGCAAATATTCAAATGGAAAAAATTTGTTTGATCGTGTTACTACTTCAGATTCCTCACCTTCTTCTAAATCTTTAACTGGTTTTGCATCTAAAAAAGCTTGGTCTAATTGGTCTATTTCATTTACAAAGACAGAACCATTCAATCCATTCTCTTCAAGAATTTCATGTAACATAGCCATTTCTTCTTTTGTATATGGGACTTCAGCGTAACCTCTAGGTAGTCTATAAAACCATTCCTGTATTATACTCTCTTTATCCATCGACATACCTTTTTAATAAATATCAACGAAGCCTGGAAGTCATGTCCGTCATGGCATGATAATTCGTGCCAGCTTTGATTTTGACCGGATATTTATTGCTTTGTGACATTACGTTTTGTAACTTTATTATCAATTCTCTGCCATCATTGATATCATAATCAAATAATAGAGAATCGTATGTATATAGAATTAATTCTGAATTATACTCATGTAATATGCCATTTACTTCATTTATCATAGATAAATTATTTTCTGTTTCAGAAGCTTGTAACAAATAATTAAATAATTTATTAGGATTCATATCATGTAAACAATTTTTATATAAAGGTCGATTCATATATGGAGTTACAACTAATCCATTCCTTTTGAAATCACTCCATAATTTTTTGATATAAGATTTAGTTTTACCAAAAAATGGTATTTTTTCAAAGTCTTTATCTATGCCACCATATAATAATCTAAAAGTAATTTTCTTACTTTGTTCATATTCGTCTGCAGAAATTTCTTTTTTGTCAAAATATTGTTTACCAAAATATTCATGTACACTTCCATCAGGTAGATCATAATCTATAATATCTGCAATGAGCCTAGGATGATATGCATCAAAATCCATATCTAATAACATACCACGTTCAAATCTACTTACAAATGCTTCTCTCGAACCATCTTCTTTATTTAATGCGGCATAATTAACTCCTCCAAATTTATTCGAAGGTCTACCAGTTGTTGTATAAATATTATATTCTGTATACGCTCTATTTTGATGAATGCCATTTGCTTTAAATTTGTTAATAAATTTATCATAATTGACTTGCACTCCAGATCTTTCTATTGCATAAAAATTATCAACCACTAATGATTCATATACATCAAATGCTAAAGTTTTATCGAACGTGTTATAAAATTCCATAAATTTTTTTCTCATAGAAATACATCTTTCAATATGTTTTGTAATAGGTAACCAATCATGAGTGTTTGTTTCATTATGCCACCACCTACTCCATACATCGTGTGCTGATGTATTTGTTTCATCTAATGGTAACATTTTATGTGTTTGCCACCATGCCACCATATCCGCATCATAGCAATTATCTGCATAGAAATGTGCAAAGCGTTTCTTGGCTAGTACATAGATATCATTAGGACTTGTAAGGTCGTTTAGAAGGTCTATATTTAGGTTTATACAATCATTATGATGGAATGGAAGAATATAATCTAACTCGTCAGTTATAGAGTAAATATACACAAAACTTATAGAATTATTTGTATAGTGTTTATATGGGTCTGAATATATTGGTATCCAAAATGAGTCTCCAGATTGTAATGATTCTTGAACTCGACGTAACTCTATTTCTTTTTCGATTATTAGCATTCAATACTAATATAACAAAAATATTTCAATTAAACAAATTATTCTAATACAAATTGTGATACATTTGATAAAAAGTTAGCTATTCCAGGATATTTTATGTCTGCAAAGTCAATATTCTTTCGATTCATTTTTTCTGGTTCATCTCCTTTTAACATCCATTGAATTTCAATTTTATAATATAAATTACCATCTATGCCTTCTTTATTATCTTTATTCACAGCTGTGAATTGGTCAGAATCAATTTCATATATTATATTTGGTTCATTTTTCTTTTGGACAAAATACCTTTGAAATTGGCCTGTCATATAATCATTTTCAATAGGTTGTGGATAGAACATGAATGGCGAAGTATGTTTATTAAATTCTAATCCGGTTAGTTCAAAATATCTAATTGAACTCTTTTCTTGAAATTTTGAATTAACTGGGATTATTATTTTAGAAGTATCTGATGGAGTCGGTCCTGTTAAAAATTGTCCATTTGCGTTAATATAAATGCCAGTGTATGGTTTTAATGTATTCTTAAAGACAAATTCTCCTTCTTTTGCTATAAACGTTTGAGATATAGAATCTTTTGTATAATATAATTGTTTTCTATTTGCCATTATTATTTAGACCCTTGAAATAAATGACATTGCGTTTTCAATTTAGTTGTCCAATCATTGTTCGCAATTTCTTGTGTTGCTTCTAATACTAAAAAAGATACCGAAGTTCCGGAACGATGATATGCGGGCGGCATAAAATCTGTATTAACAACATCTCCAAAAGCAAATCCTGCTGTTCCATCTATGGTGATGTCTAATTGTAATGGCCATATATGTCCATCAATATTCATTTTTGCTTGTTCTTTTGCTGATGCTTTCTCTTTTAATGTCTTAAAACAAGATTGTAATGCATCACAATCTTCAGATTCAAATCCTCCAGCTGCTATGCCTGTAGCCATCCATTCGGCAATATCAGACTTTGCTTTAGATACTAATGCTTCCTCATCAGCTGTTAAGGCGCCTTCTTTGTCTTTAATCGCATTAGGAGTTGCTGCACCATTAGCTACTGCATATGCGTCATTTGATGGGATATCACATTTAACTGTTACTGTTCGAGATATGCCATCTCCTTTAATTGGCCTAAATGTTGTTTGTTTTATTGTAGATGAATCTGAGTTTTTACATATCACTAAAAGTTTTTTAGGATCGCCTGGTTGTTCCATAGTACCTAATGTTAATGCGCCGCCAGTTGCACTACTAAGGTCGTCAAATAATGTCGTTAATAAAGTAGTTAAACTAAATTTAGGTGGTTGTTTCTTGCCATCAACTGATGTAGATTGATCATTTGATTTAGTAGCTCCTTTTTCAGAACTCTGACCGAATAATTTGCTTGCTAAATACTCATATGATATCAATATTTGTCCAATATCAATTGATGAACCATTTATTGCAGATCCACCTACATCTCCCGCCCATTGATCTATATCTAATTTCTCATCTTCTTCTACTTCTGCAGTACCATATGTTCCTCTTTTATTACCAGTTAATACAAAATGAAATGGAAATGCACTTCCTATCAATTTGATAGGCCATGCACCAGTTCTATCAGTTCCAGAGCCTATAGCTAATGATCTTCCTGATAACGCTTCTTTTAGGTTTGGTCCTAGAAAATATGTATTTATTGTTTTTATGAGCCAATCTAATGTACAATACATTTTCTTTGATGCGTCTCCAGAAAACATACCTAATGCCTGTAACACTTTATAAACCTTTTTCATAAACATTCCATCAGGAGTCATTGCTCCTGGGTTGTCTACTATTAATACACTGCCATCTCTTATCGTTCCATCTGGTATATCAATATTTGCAGATTCACCCACGCCTTGAGCAACATACTTTAAATATTGTGGTAATGTAGCTACAGGTGATTTAAAAAATCCTCCAGTTGTAATTTTTTTGTCGCCAAAGTTTCCTATAATATCCATATCTATTTCACCCATAAATGGTGCTGGACCATATGCTGTGAAGCTACAAACATATTGTTGTTTATCATTTAAATTATATGAATATTTGCAAATTATAAAATCTGAAGCTGTGCCGGAATCTGTGCCGTCTACGTATCCATATTTAACAGTTAATTTATTTTGTGGTTGACAAAATGCAGGCTCATATGTTTCGAATGCTGCTCTTGACAAACATGTAAACTGTCCTTCAACTTTACGTAACATACCAAATTCTCCGCCTTCAATTATTTTAACTGAATTTAGTATTACGTCTGGTTTGCCTTCTTGGTTTGCATATAAATCGTCGTATGTATTCTTTTGAGAAGGTAATGTTGCGCCTCCTGCAGTTACAGTCACCCATGCATTTTTTCTAGTTTTTGGTTTGTAATAATCTGTTCCTCCTGGAGCAAAAGAATCTTTATACTCTTGATATCGCTGGCCTACTTTACCTCGAGCTGCTGATGTATGTTGAAATAATGACATTATCGTTCTTCTTCTGTTTTTTGTAATATATTTCGTAACTCAGTTATTATTGAATCAGGTGGAATACGTATTTGTTTTCCTGAAGGCACGTCTAATGTACCTTTACCTAAATTATTTGCATTCGCTAATATAAACCAATATCGTGAGTCGCCATAAAATTCATATGATAATAAATCTAATCGATCACCTTCTTGTGATATTATATACCGGTCATTATAAGATTTTTTAATTATAGGTAATTTAGTCGTATTCAAACATTTGCCTTTATATGCATATGCTTGTTGTGTAGTAAATTCATATCTATTTATTGCCATTATGCTACTCCATTAAGTGAAAATGCTTTTGTATTATATTCTGGTCGTTGTGTACCTATCCATCCTAATGTCATATTAACACTTGTATAATATGGAACTTGTTTTCCTTTTTCTAATTCCCATGGGGTTTCATTATCCCAATCATATGATAAATCCGTTATATACATCGGAACGCCTCTATATAAATCTCCAATTGTGACTTTAACATATGTTCCTGTAAATCCTGAACCTTGATAAATAGGATATGTTAGCCTGGCTAATTCGTCTAGTTTATTATAAACTATTTCTAATTCACCTCTTGAAAATATTGGTACTGTAAAATCTACGCTTATAGATCGTGACCAACTACCTAACATTATTTTTCCATCAGCTCTACCTTGATCTTGATTTTCATCCCAACCTGGCATGAATGAATCTGATAATGTACCAATGAATGCTCTAAATATAATTGGGTTTTCTGTGTCTTTAGCTTTATCTGTTAATCTTAAAGGTGTAAATTTAAATTTAATTAAATCTTTAATATCTCCATAATCTGAAAATGCTTCTAATCCTTGAATAGGATCTACTGCATCTGTTCTTTCTCCTAATGGATAGTTTGGGTATCCATATTTTGTTTGTATAGTATCAGCTGTGTTATATGTATCGTTCGCATCAAAACTTTTTCTAATATTATTACTTGCATCTCTTTTGAGATCTCCAAACTCTAAAGTTTTATAATATTTAATATCGCCTGAGTTTGCAGGTATTGGGTTGTTTGATGAATCTAATGCTTGGGAGGAGCCACCTCCATCAAATAATGTTCTACTACCATCTTTTCTAGGTTGCTTTTTTGAAGCTAAAGATTTTAATGCTTTATGAGTTTGTAATCCGTATGCATCAAATCCCTCAATTTGTCTGCCGCCATGACTTTTCTTTTTACTATCTTTACTATCATCAATATCGAATATTGAAAATATTTTATCTGATTCTCCTTTGGTCTGCACATATGGATTTGTATAATGGTTATATCTTTTAAGATATTGTTCATATGTAAATCCTCCTAGGCCACCAATATGTTCTTTAAAATCTATCGATAGTTGATCTTTAAGAGATGTGTTTGCAAATCTATTGATATTAGTTGTACCTATACCTAATACCGAATCT